CTCGATGATTGTTGACTATGTGCCGGATTCAGCAGAACCCAGTTTGTCCCGTTAAAAATCACCAGCGCCGTCATACCCGCTGATATGTCTGTTGCAGATATGGTCAAACCTGTGTAACAATTTATAATCGTTGCCGCGCCGGTGTTGTTTATGTTAAGTGTTGCTCCGGATGCAGTATTGGCGTACGTAAAGCGCACGGCGGCGAGTGCGCCGACTTGCCTGACAAATCCGCTCAGCGCGGCTGTCTTGGCTCCTGTGGCGGCTGCAGTAGCGCAGGTACCGTAACCCCTGCCAAGCGCCTTGGCTGCGCTGAGTGCGCTGCTTCGCCCCGTGCCGCCGCGTGCTACGGGAAGCGTGCCGCTGTTTATTTCTCCTGCCGCGTGATTATGCGACACCGGAGCAAATACCGATTTGAGCTTTGCATAGAAAGCTTTAAGCCCGGTAAGGCTTACATACTTTGCTATAGATGATTCGGTGTTCTTGTTCACGTTACAATCGCCTCGATTTCTGATTCCGGTATCGGGGCAAGTTCATCTGCAATGACGTACTTTGACAGGTCTATAAAACCTGACAGCACATCCCAGTAGTAGGAGCCATTATTGTAAACACATACAACATTCGTGCCAGCAGGATATGCTTTGCCGGCACCCTCAACATAATTTGCCGTAGTTGTAAAATCGACAGTTGCATTATACACACATCCAAGCACTGATAGGTCCGGAGGGGGCAATGTAGATACATCCATGCTTCCCGACGGTTTGTATACACTCGATATCATTGATGCAACATATAGCGTTACAGCCTTCGGAGTGACTGCGTAGGCGTCGCTTGAACTGCTTTTGCTTATGTCGGTACATAATTCAACCTTTGTCGCTTCGGCGGCTATGCCGGCCAATTTTTCTTTCTCCACAGTTGTGTAATCATTTGTGCTCAGCCCCTTGCCAGACACCTTATCCACCTTCGTTGTATCAGACGGGTGTACGTGGTCTCCCCGCGCGAATGCTGTTTCTATGCCAACCGCTGCGTTGCCGTCCATTTTGGGTGTTGTTGTAGACGCTGTAGCGCCGTCAGGCACATCGGCGGTCGTTATGAAATGACTGTCATTCTCCAGTTGACTGGTTTTTGTTGGGATTTTGCTTGTTGCCCATTCTTTAACCCGACTCCAAAAGTAGAGTAGGCCGGTTTTATCTACATAGTTCTTCGTCACTATTCTTTGTCTCCCGTAGATGCTGAAGCCTGGAATGTATATTTCTGTCCGTCAGCTGTGATACTTATCGAACCGAGGACCCTTGATTTGTTTCCGACTGTCTCCCATATGTTGTATGTTCCCGCCGCCGATACAGTCAAAGTTACGGATGTAGAACTCTCTCCGACAACTGCCGAATATGAATTATCAGCGTTACTTACATAAATTTTGGCACCCTGAGTGACGCCAACAACGGTAAGAATTGCAGCGAAATAGCTTAACTGGACACGATACTGTTTTACTGTGTCAACCGACACCGTTACCGGTGTAGTTTGCTTTCCCGCTGAAGTACCTACGACTACCCAGTCACCGTAGTCAGGAAGGTTGACTGAGATTGTCCCAGTCGGGTTTTGGACCGATATGCTCTTACTGCCACAAGTGCACGTGATTGCGGCTCCGATATTGGATGACACAATCACCTGCGGCAGAAGTCCTGCTGCGGGTAGCTGACTACTCGAAATCTTGCCGCTCCGGTCGAGTGACGGAATGCCACCCGGTACATCAAGTATCCCGCGTGTTAACAGCGTCGAGAGAGCCGTGCCGCTGTCTTGTGCGTTACCATCGCTTCCGACGGACATAACGTTTCCGACTGTGCCGGACTCGAGCTTGTCCATTTTCTGTGCCGCGTTCGGTCCGAGCGCTATCCATTTAGCCTTAGCATTATCGGTCGCACTCCAGACGTATTCTGTACCGTCCACAACGGGTTTTCCGCTTTCCGCGTCTCCCTGATAGCGTACCGTGTACACATCTCCGAGCGTATTTCCACTGGTGGGCAGATTTGAAAAGTAGTTCACAAACCCCTTGTAGGTCAGTCCGTTAGATACACTCGACAGAATCATATCCGCATACGCTTTTATGTTGTTTTTTAACGTACCCACTGTGATACAGTATGTTTCGTTGTCTGAGGAAACAAGCAACACGTCCTCATCATTTGCACTGCTCAGTATTGCGAAATCGGTGATCTTTTTGTTTGCCATCTTTCTCTCCTTTATTAATTGAAAATTGCCGCTATATCCGCCAACGGCAGCGCACCTATTGCTGAATACGACTCGGTTTGCTTTTCCAAGTCGATTAGCCGCCGTTCGAATTGTCCAATGCCTCCGCCGAAGTGTTCCATTTGTGCAACGGCACCGTCAACAGCAGCTTTGAGTCGCTCGAATTTCGTATCATTAACGGACTTATACGGATACTCGGATTCCAGCGTCTCATCCTTTGGTGCACGAATATCTGCCGTTGGGAGCACACCGAGTGCGAGTTTTATGCCGTATGCCACACCCAGGGTGCTTCCGATTTCTACGCCATCACCTAAATCAACCGATGGATCGCACACCGACTCTGTGGCCTCAAATGCTACATACAGCAGTCCACTATATGCAGCGTAAAGTGCATCGCATACGGGTTGATTTGCGTACGGATTTTCGGGTATTGTAATTACGGCTCCGTTATCAGATCCCGCAGAGAACTGCGTTCCGTTTTGGTCCGTCATTACAACCCCGGATACGATCATAGTATCACTCACGGTGAATTTGCCAAGCACCGCAGCAACATTAACGGTCTTACTCGCGATTTTAGTATTGTCGTGCCACACGATGCAGTCATCATTTACATCGGTAATTTGCCTTTGGGCAGCGTCAAGCACGCCGTACATTATTGGAGTTGCCGAGTCCGGCGTTTCTCCGGTGACCGCCGGCAATGCTGTTGTTCGCTCCGTGCGCCTGTAGTATATCAGTGCATCACCGTTCGACGTCTCTATGTGATTACCTACAGAGTCCGTTATGCAGTAGCTTGCGGTCGGCAGGGTAGACAGAGGTACGAGTCTAAGCAGGTTTTCACCGGTTATTACCCAGTTTCCGCCATGGCATCCGGCAATGTAACCAAGGATTTGATTCATTGTTAGTCCGTCGGGCTTCGGAATTTGATAGTTTACGCCGGTATTAATTCGCGTGAGTGGATCGATTCCGACACCCATCTGATTTGCAATGATTTCTACCATGGTTAGCATCGGCTTGGGCCATGCGGTATCGAAGCGACTGTCGTACTCCGTATTTGCACGCAGCATAGAGTCGTAGCACTCAAGCGTGATAAGTCCATTGTGTTCTTTAACCCGCGTATCTACAAAAAACGTGCCGAGTTCATACCACTCACTGTACAGTGTACCATCGGTTAGTCTACCCGAAACAACTATCGGTGATGACTGCGGTATTTCTGTATCCGTAAGTACAGATACACGCATCGATGCAGCAGCGCAGTTCCCGACTGACAGCGGCTTGTCCATAAGTACTCGCTCAATAACGGGTGCTGTGATTTCGCTGTAAATCGTGTTTCCGACACGTAATACCGTCTGCATTTGATAGTTATCTTGCTGTACAATTTTTCGCCAAATAGCACTGCGATAACTCATGACTAAATCACCTCTCGGTCAAATTGAATGTGCAGCCATCGTAATACGTGCAGTCATTGCTTGCACCGTATCGCTGGGTACCATATGTCAGCGTAGATGTATAGTAAGTTTTTGTGGTCTGCTTATTGGTCTTCGGATTCAACAGGCATACGGGAACAAACACCGAATCGATGTCTTCAGCTATTGATTTCATTACCAGCTCAGGTACTCGACCAAATTTGACAGTCCACTTATCTTTTTGCGTGATACGAGCACGGTACATTTTCCCGCTCAGTAAATCGCGCCCGCAACCGTCAGCATCTATATCGTTACGCACCGGAGCGAGGCCGTCCGCGGCCAGAAACGCGGTATAGTCGTGATTTTTAATTCGAAATATAGGTCTCATGCGTCCTCCTCATATAAGCAGCGGTGAGTGTCCTGTCATGCGCGTACGTCTATTGATTTCGCGTACGGCAGCGTCAGCGATAGACTCACGGTCAATTGTTACGGTCGCTCCGCTGTATGTCTGAATCGCTGATACTATTGCAGCCGTTGCATCGGACACCACTCGCGTGATAACATCTGTAATTTCGCCGTTTATGCTTGACTCCGCAGCTGATCCCGCGGAATGCCCCTCAGAAACCGCAGCTGCGACGCTGTAAGGGGTTAGTCCGTATGCCGCATTGGGCGCACGCAGCACCGCTATACTGTTTGTTATCGCTTGCAGCTTGTTTACTATGTCGAAACGAGCTGATTGAATGGCATCTGCAACCTCGTTTATGCGCGAATCGATTCCGCCGATTTCGCTCGATACTGCACCTGCAACACCGCGCGATACACTATCCACGATCTGGTCGTTATTCATTACCGCGGATTTACCCCCTGAGCTTCCAACCAATTCCGGACCGCTTTCACGTGCAAGAAAAAGTTGTCCGGCACGCACGAGTCCACCGTCAGCGAGGCGAGGAAGTGACACTTCAGATATGCGTTTAATGTTGAATCCGAATGTTTTGCCGCCGATTAGCGGCACCCAGTCGGGGACATTAAAACTCAGCTTGTTCAGTGCATCGATCATAAAATTCAAACCGCGTATAACGCCGTTTACCATACCTTCGATACCGCCGAGAATGCCGTTTATAACGCCTTTTATTGCACCCCATACACCGTTCCAAATGCCCACTACAACGTTTTTGATCGTGTTCATACAATTCGAAATGAACGTCTTAACGGCGTTAAATGCGGACACAATTCCATTTTTTATTCCGTTAACTACCGTTAATACGACCGATTTTATGGCATTCCATATTGTTGACGCCGCTTTTTTGATCCCTTCCCAAATTGGGATAACAAAATCTTTTATCCCTTTCCAAATAGCCTCGGCATCATCCTTGATTGACTCCCATGCGCTCTTCAGAAATTCCCACAAAGCCAAAACAATGCCCTTTAGCAGGTCAACAATGCTTGCGAATATGCTTTTTATTCCCGACCAAGCGCGATCCCAATCTGCGGTAAAAATTCCCGCGATAAAGTCAATCAAGCCGGAAAGAAAGTCTATCACGGATCCGATTACGACACTGACAAAGTCTCCGATAAAGGCGAAAACGTCGCCCACAAGGTCTTTGAGTAGATTCAGAATAGGCCCGACAACCAGCCAAACAGCTGAGATGATGTCTCCGATTCCCGCCACAATGTTCTGTATTTCGCCGCCTTTTTCTCGGAATGTCGTCGCAAGTTTTTCAAAGACCGTTTTAACACCGTTAATTACTACGACCACAACGCTTCCGGCCCAATCGATTATGGGCTGAATGGACTCCCAGAGCATTTGAACCCCTGCAATGAAGGGTTCTAAAAAAGCTTGCAGCGCACCGAAGGCTGCTGTTATTGCATCGATCGAAGCAGGCGCAGCTGCTTCAATAAACCAGCTTGCGATTGGCAGCAGCACTGTTTGATACAACCGCAGCAACGTCCCACCGACAAGATCCACAAACGGCTGTATGGCTGATGTCAAACCTGCAAATGCTGTCATCAGCGGGGTAAAGTCGAGTGTGGCAAGCCAATCGGCTGTGCAGCCGTACATTTGTTCGATGATACCGAGGATGCTGTTGAAACCATTCCAAATGTTTTGTATTATGGCCGTACCGTTGTTGTTTGCGTTCCAAGCTCTTGAAAGTCCGTCAGCGAGATTGCCGATGCACTTGAGAATGTTTTGAAACAGGCGCAACAGAATTTCGAGTGTTCGCTGCCCGGTACCATTCGTCCACACCTCACGGAAGCTTTCTCCAATGGACGATAAAAAAGACTTGATTCCTGCAAATGCAATGAAAATAGAATCAATTGTCGCCTGCCCCTCGGTTTCCCACGCATCTTTAAACGGCGTGAAAATGTCGGTTAACGGCGCTGCAATATTTTCCGGTATCGCGACTTCCTCGAACATAGCGCCGGCGGCATTATTGCCGTTATTGCTACTTGAGGATGCATTCAATACATTCAGTTCGTCAAATCCCGCCAGCTGCCGCTTTACTTTCTCGGCCGCATTTGCAGTGTTATTAAGCGACTCAGCATAGTTCTCCTGAACCGCAACTGCTGCCGTGAACGTTTTCGCACCTGTAAGTGATGCTATCAGCATACCGACATAATTAATCGCATCAGCGAGTTGACCGATAAAAGTTTGGATTATCGGAGTCACAACGGAAAGAATCGGCGCAAATGCTGCGGCGATACTGTTTTTCAGTTGTGTGAACCCCGATTTGAGTGCGGAAAGATTGGCATTTACAGGGGCCGAATACTGAGCCAGGTTATTCATCCCATCACGCAAACTGCTTAAAACTGCCGAGAAAACTTTGCGCAAGGCCATACGCTTAAGCATGGTTCCCATACTTGTAAGCTTTTTGGCAAGTGCTTTTATTCCGTAGGCTGCATCTCCGCTTTGCTTTTTCACGCCTCCCAGCGCCGCCTTAGCCGCGGCCCCCAGCTTTGAGAACCCAGCCTTAATGCCACCGGCGGCTTTTTGCAGGAAAGACATGTTGCCACGGGCTCTGTTCGTTTCCGATGAGAGCTCGGACATTCGTTCTTTTGCAGCTGCAATTGCAGCTGATGCAGTGTTAAACTGCTCATCGGATATCGCGCCGGTTGAGTGCAGCGTGCTGAGCTTCGCTTCATATGCGCCAAGCTGCGTTTGCGCCTGCTGAATGTTATAAGTCAGATTCCGCCACTGTGCTGAATTTTCAGACACGCCCGTACCCTGAAGGCGATTGAATGTAGCTTCCAGCTTATCGGCATTTAAATTTGCATCTTGCACCTGCGCCGTCAGATCCGTGAACGGTTGATTCTGCTTCACTCGCTCTTCAGATTCCCGCAGATCTGTCAGCCGTTGCGCAGTATCGGAAACAGCTGCACTCATGTTACTGTACTGCTCTGTATCAGCACCGGATATGTATGCTGTGCCCGCTGTTTCCATTTGAGCCGCTTCCGATTTATAGTCGTTAAGCTTTTGTTCTGTGAGCTGGATATCATACTGCAGACTCTTCCATGCAGCAGATTCCGTACTCGTACCGAGAGATTCGAGTTTTATCTGCTTTTCATAGTATTTTTGCAGTTCATTTTCCGCTTTTGCGATTTCTGCTGTGAGCCACTTATAGTCATCGGTGGGTATTTGTGTTGCTGCAACAGCACTCAGTTTTTCCTGCAGTGCCTCGATTTTACTTCTCGCTGCATCTACTTTTGCATCAAAAGATGTTATGGAGCTTTCGCCGCCCTGCATCGATTTATCAAAAGATTGCTCGAGCCGTCCGACGCTGTTTGCAACAGCATCGATTTCTCGCTGCAAAGCGGATGCCTTAGGCGCGGCTTCGCCAAAATCGACTTTTGCTGATTGGGGTTCACTATTAGCCGCATTTAACTGTGTTGAGTTCTTAACTGATGCCGCAGTTTCTTTAGCTTTCGCCTCAAGATCAGAGAGCTCTTTTTCTGCAGGAGCAGTATCGAGTTTAGGTGCAACGGTGCCGCTAAACATGTTTTTGAACGCCGAACCAAGCGTTTTCAGTTCCGATGTCAGTGATTTTATCGCAGCAAGCAGCTCATCGCTTCCGGCTTTGAAACCTTTGGAATTTATCTCAGTATCAATAATAATTGAACCGTCTGCATGTTCAGCCATTTAACCACCGTCCTTTCTCAGTCCTCAGTGTTTCACCCCAGCAGTTTGTTTAACTCATCTCGCTGTTTTTGTTCGTCCGCCGATAGCTTCGGCTTTAGGACACAAAGTTCTTTGTTGCTTTGCCAGTATTCTCGCTCCCACTTTTCGAGTTTTTTTCCTTTAGCTTTCTTCAGCCTTAGATTCAAAACATTCGAAAAAATGCCATCAGATATCTCCATGTAGTATCCGAGAAAAGTCCACCAGTGAATGTACTCCGCGGAACGTGTTTCGAATCCGGCTGCTTTATTCACGGCGGGAAACATGATGCTCTCATCCTGTTCCCAGTCCATGATTCGCATTGCGTTATTTGCGTTATCTGTTTTAGCACCGTAATCTATAAAGTCCATTGCGGCTTGAAATGCTGCTTCATAGTCAGACCGTGGAATTGAGTCAACGTCAGGATAGAAAATAGTAAGGCAAACATAAACCTTTTCACTGTCATCAAGCTCACAGTCATTGAATGCACACAGGATATGCAGAACGTCTCGAAAATCCGAGCGTATGGTAAATTCTTTGCCGTTTACCAATACGCTCTTCGGCAAAGCACCAATCACTTTCTTCCGTCCTTATGTTTCCCTGTACGCGCGGCATACCCGTGCGTGTACTTATCAACACGGGCATTGATACGTTTAACCTCACTCGAGAATTGCTTCTCGATGTACTTTCCGACCGCTGACAGTACATTCTCGCAGTAAAACTTGCCGCCGATGGGGGAAAACGGGTGCATTTTACCGAAAAAGGCTTCCGCCATGTTACCTCCGAAGAGCGTGTCACAAGCTGTGTACAGCCGCTGCTCTGCTTCACGCATTGCTGCCATATCGTTTTCATTAAACTCATCTACAGTTCCGTCTGCATTAACGCTGACATTTTCTATCGGCTTCGTGATTTCACTAAAGCTATCGGCAAGGTCGTTATATCGTGCAACGATGCCAACGTCGGTGGGACGGAAATAGAATTTACCGATTTCTCTGCCGGTCTTGTTTACTATAGGCACCTCAATACTACCATCATCGATTACAATGCTGCTTGTTTTGCTTTCTTCCGTCATGTCTACTTTTACCTCCTTGTCACTTTAGCTCAGCTGTCGGAAACCGTAAAGGTTTTGGAACTCACGTCCCATGTCCCCTTCACGCGCTCGCCTGCATTGTAAATCGTGTATGGAATCTGCACGCCCGAGGTGTCGCCGCCTACGGTATTGGGTATCACCCATACTTTTTCTCTGTACGCCCATGCCACGGTGCCGTCACTGTTAAGCAGCACGTCAACCTTGGTGGTGATGCAGTCATCGCCCGTGAGTCGTTCATTTGCTATCTTTGCAAGACGTTCAAACAGCGGGTCATCACTGTACGCATAAAACGGTTCGACTTCGGACTGTACTTCATAACCGTTATGATTCACCGTCTGCTCCCCCAAGATATTTTTGGTGATTTCGATATCGGGGTTGAGCTCTTCGTTGTATTCTTCAAGGTCCTTACCGAGACGTACATATTTCGGCGTGTACGTGTTTTCATCTGCGGCTTTTATGCCAAATCCGGCATCAAGATAGTGTGCGAGGAACTTTCTTTCAATTTTAGGCATGTTATCTCCTTATTTATCAAATTCGTTGTTGTAGTCCAGCCGCATGGCGATAAGCCAGTCTTCCACACCGTCCTGATATGCGGCGTTAAGGTAGGCGGGGCTTGTGCGGCTGATTTTCTTGATACTGCGCTTTCCCGCCGATATGGCGGGGTATGCGTCGAGCTGGTGGCTCTTTCCGTTCAGCATGACCGGCTGCCGCTCAAGCCACTTGCCCAGCGCGTCAAGAAATTCCTTGATGCGGATGCGCTGGATTTCAGACTTAGGAGCGGCGCGGTAGATCACATTGAACGGGTATTGGCAGACCTGCGTGACGTGTCCTGTGACGTCTTCCGTGCTGCTCAGCAATGCTGCGCCGAAAATCGGAAAGAATCCAATCCCGGAAGCGTCTGAGAGCGTGGAGAACAGGATAGATTTATTGCCGACAGTCAGACCGGGATACATGTTCAGCAGGTCGAGAAGGATTTTGCTGACGGCTTCGGAGCCGTCAATGTCAATTACCGTTTTTGACGGCACGGTTATTCACCTCCAAGTATTTCCTTCACGCCGTCGATCCAGGATTGCTTGTTCTGCCGTTTGGCGTGTTCAAACCATTGAGGAATGGCCTGCGGGTTGGAGTATTTCAGCGGCCTGTCGGTGGCAACGAGCTTCGCGCCCTTGCGGAAACGCAGGATGTATTCACCGGGACCTGTAGGAATTTTGCGGGGGCCTTTGCCGGTTACGGAATCCACCATGACCTTACCGCCGTACTGGTAGCGCGCATACGGACCGGGAAAGATGACCTTTTTTCCGTCGTCCTCCGTGTGGGAGCGCTGCTGCAAGCTGCCTGTCAGCAGCGGCATACAGGCTTTGCAGTCCTCAAGCACGCGGTCGCCCAGCCATTGCTGCGCCTCGCGCATACGCTGATCCAGTGCGCGCAGGTCAACAGTGACGTGTACGCCGCCGTCAGAGTAGGAGATTTTCGGGAGGTCAGACATTTTACCGCCCTCCGATCTCGAAGTGAGGGAGAAGACCGTAAAAGCTCGCAGAGCTTATCAGATAGATACCGTCACGCTCTGCATTCAGGGTGTGGTACAGTCCCTCATCGTAGTCGTCGTCGGTCAGCGGCTCGGTGTCGGACCATGCACCTGCAAAAATGAAATCGCACTCCGGGGCGAAGGTGATGTGCCGCGTCGGATTGTCGCAGCGAGCATATTCCTTCGCCCCCGTGTAGCTTTTCATTCCCGCGCCGGTGGGAACGCGCTTGTCCGCCGTGCACTGGATGATGATGTCCACAGCATCGGCGTTGTTGCCTCCCGCAGCTGTCGCGCTGTTGGCTTTTGTGGCCAGCAGATCAGCGCCGAAGATGACGGACGGAAACCAGCATCCGGTTGCGGCGTGGTAATTAAAGACCGTTATTGTGTCACAATACAAAGCAATCACCTCCCGCATACAACAGATTGACGCCGTTTGCATCCGGAATATTTGCCAGATACTGTGCGGCAATGCTGCCAATCAGAGCCGTTTGTGCCTCTGCGCTTGTCGCGGCGGCAGCGTAAACAGAATCGCCCGCCGAGTATGAGACGGACTCCCGCCCGGATGAAACGGACGCGACAGCCCCGCGATAACTCCCGTCTTCCGCTATATGCGCGGAGGATGCTCTCCGCTGAACGTCTATCCAGTAAAGAGCTTCGGCAACGGCACAAACGGCCTTTTTGACTTTTGCGGCGTGGGCTCCCACGATAGGAAATGCTGACACCAACCGTCCATGGGTGATACTGTCCATGGCATCACTCGCCCTGTCAAGCCACGCACCTGCCGTGCTCTCCGGCAATATGTCACCATGGTAGTCAACACTGTAAAAAACGCAGTCCACATACGCCATATCAACGCCCTCTCAGTCTTCCCGCGCCTCGGCGGCAGCGTCCGGCTCGGACTCAGCAGGCTTCTTCCGGCGCTTGCCTTCCGTTTTTACGGGTGCAGGGGCGATTTCTACGGCTTCATAGATGGCTGACCTCTGCATCAGCTCAATGCTGGTTTCGTCGGTGGCCGCTACGATGTTGCCGGATTTCAGGTTGCGAAACAGCATAATGTCCTCCTTGCATCAGGCCATGGTATAGTAGGTGGTTCCGGAAGCGAACTCCGTGATGGAGACAGCAGTGTACACACCGTTGGCCTCGGTGTAATACTGAGTACCGGCAGCGTAGGCGGTCGCCTTGGTGAACACGCCGGGCTTGAAGATCAGGTCAGGCATGACAACGGTAGTGCCGTAGTGGTAGAACAGCTCGACGCCGTAGGCATTGGAGAGAGGGATCTTCTCGGCGGTATACTGGTCGGCCATGATGGGCTGAGCGACAGCGCCCTCGACCATAAGCAGGTAGTTGCAGCCAGCGGGAAGGTGGACGCAGCTGTACGCGCGGATGCCGTGCCACACAAGGAATTCCTCGGCGGCGGTGTTCACATTCGCGTTGTTGGTCTGCTTGTCGAGGTCGTTACGGATCATGCCGTAATACTTCGGGGACAGAACGAGGTGCATCATGGAGCGAGGCACGCCGTCCACGAAGTCGTTCTGGGTGGTTTCGCACTCCTGAATGATGGCTTCCAGCTCGTCAGAGATGGTCTTGTAGGCGGACAGGTTCAGCACAGTGGCCTTACCGGCAGCAGCGGCGAAGAACGCATTGTCCAGCTCGGCAGCCATACGCAGGATGTGGTTTGCGGAACGACGGTCCAGAACGCCGTCAACGCCGTACAGGCGGACGTCCTTCTGTTCCAGCTCCTCGATGATCTCGCGGTCGGTGTCGATGGCGACAGTGACGGGCTTTGCCTTCACGGCGTCGCCCTTGCCTGCGGTACGCGCGGTGCCGTAGTTTTTGGGGATGGCGTTGACGAAGCGCTTGGCTTCGACAGTGCCGGAAACAGGATCACCGGACAGGTCCATGTTCTTCATGGAGCCGGAGATCAGCGCCTTCTGGACGCCCTCAACGGTTTTGCCGTACAGCTCGGCAAGGTAATCCTTACCATCGCTTTCCAGCAGAATGTTCAGTGCATTAATGCGAGGCATATTTCGTACTCCTTCTTAATTAATCTTATCAGAAAATTTTGGGCGGGTTATATTTTTCGGTATTGGAGCCGGAGCTGCCCAGGGGCCCCGTGAAAGCAGGTGCTTTTTCCTTCTGCCTTGCCGCTTTTTCTGCGGCTTCCTTTTCCTCGGCGGTCTGATACAGACCAGCGTCTTTCTGCTTGGCGGCCTTCATAAAGTCGTCAAAGCCGAAAAATGCGCCGTCCTTCCACGTCAGACCGACGTCCGGAGACATACACTCGGACACAAGAGCCGTGCGGGCAAAGGGAGAAGTGACGCCGTACTCGTCCAGCTTCTTGGTGATCCAGTCCTTCTGATCGCGCTGCGTGATCTCGCGGGCGAATTTCTTCTCCGCGTCCTCAGCCTGCGTCTTGTAGGTCTGGATTTCCTGCTGAATCTGCTGCGGGTCGATGCCCTCAAACTTCTTCAGCGTGGTTTCGGCAGTATCGAGGCGGATTTTCAGACCGTCGCGCTCTGCCGTGAGGTCTGCAATGGTCTTGTCCTTGGCAGCCTTCGCGGCCTCAACGTCTTTCCCGTTGAGTGCGAACACCTGCTTGACCTGATCTTCAGTCAGTCCCAGTGCGGTCAGTTCTTCGGTTTTCATGGATAACCTCCTGTATAACGGCAATAGCAGATATTTAAGACGTTGCAGCGTCTGGCCGTTTTCGGCATTGTTAGGACCGCCGATAGTCCAATTTTGTACCCCTGCCGGAGTTGCACCGGCGATACTGGAAGGGGCATAGAAAAGCAGAGCCTCACAGCGCCGGAATGGTGCTGTAATGCTCTGCTTTGCGATTATTCACTCGCTGCGGGCGGCGGCAATGGATTTCCGTGCGTCCTCCCGCGTCCATTTTGCGATCTGGATGCGGTCAGAGAGTCGCTTCAAACCGTTGTCCTCGCAGAACTGGTTGTAGTCCAAATTCTGCTTTTCCAGCAGCTTAGCCGTCCGTGTGTACTGCGCTTCGAGTGTAGCTTTCACTCCCGCGTCCTCCGCCGCCCCAATGGCTGTGCGAAGGCCGACCAGCTTTGTTTTCGTGCGCCGGATGCGTGATTCCTTCCCGCGCTGCTTCTGGCTGAGGTCAAAGGCTTTCTTGTTCTCATCCGCGTCGAACTGTGCGTATGGATTGTGCCGCAGGTCGCCGGGGCCGAAGCTGTGGCGGCAGTTCCAACCGCACAAGCCCTCGCCGGTGCCGTACCCTGTGGATTCCACGAAAAGCGGCAGGTCAGGCGTTCGACCCGTCCGGCTATAGAATTTGCCCTGCCACCAGAAGTGGTTTCCGGGGTTTTGGCCGCCGTCGCCGTAGCGTGCGCCGAGATGCGCCGACACAAGCACAATGTCCCAGTCGCGCTCCTCCATACCCTGAACGGCCATGTTGCCGGACGCCTGCGCGACGCCGGTACGAACAGCCCGCAGGACAGCGGTTTCGATGGTGTCAACGTGCCCGGTGGGATAGATGACCTGCGTTTGCGTGTCAGCAATGCTGCTGACGGCCTCCTGTACGGCCTGCGTGTACGATGTCGCGCCGGATGCTACCTTGAAATGCGCGGTGTCCAGGGCTTTCAGCAGCTGCTGTTGGCTCGCGTGCGCGGTCGTGCGGGTGAAGTTATGGACGGTGCCCGCCGTGCGCTGGTAGGTGTCCTCAAGCAGCCGGATCATGTTCTCAGCCTGTGCAAGCTCAATGCCCGCAAGCCCGTGTTCAATGTAGAAATTGCTGTCGTAGGCAAGAGCTTTGATACCGGCGTCCTCGAAGATGCGCTTGATCTCTGCATCCGTTGCCTTTGTCCAGCGCTTGATTTCCTGCTGTACGGCGTCCAGATGGCCGCCTGCGGCCTGATAAACCTCAAGCTGCCATTCATCCGAGGCAGTGAGAAAAACGCCCTCGCCGCGTCCTAACCGTGCCATAACACGCCGGATAAGGTCGCTGGTGATCCACACGTTTAGCTCGTCGATTTGCGGGTACAGGGTTTCGATGATGTCCAGAATCTGCTGGGGGGTCAGCATTTATGCCGCCTCCTATTCTGTGCCGAAAAGCTGGGCTTTCTCGATCTGCGCGGCGTCGGCCTCTGCGGTCATTGCCTTCGCTTCTTCCTCGCTCATGCCTTCGAACTTTACGAAGTACATCCACTTCGGGACCCAGCCCTGCATAACGTAGGCGCGCCACGAGGCTTTGTCCTCCTCGTAGTTGTAGGTCACGTCTCCGAAGTTGAAATTGACCTCATATTCGCCCAGCGGCGCGAGATTGTAGAGCGTGACCAATGCATCAGCACCAGCCAGCGCCTGTGTGATAGCGTCCTTAAGCGCATCACGGTCGGTCTTAATCGTCTGGATGGTGTCACGGTCGTCGGCTTCGACCTGCGTTGCGGTAATCATGCCGGTCTGACCGTCCAGCACAAACACGCCTTCGGAAAAGCCGCATTTGACACCCGCCATGGACAAATTAAAATTGATGTCCTTTATTCGCTGATCGGTAAGTAGAGTCGGTACGTGCTCATGTATCGCCGATACCTCGCTGTCATTTAGTCCCATGCCGAGGCCCTTAACAAATCTCGGCAACTCTATTTTGCGGTTTTGCGCATTCTGTATAAGCTGCTGTCCAACAAACGTTATATGCTTGCTGTCAGCAATCTCAGCATTTTTTCTGCTGATAGCTATATCAATCGCCTTCAGCTCGGGCAGGGCGTTTGCAAATACGGAAAGTCCCAATGGGGACGACGAATCAATGGTGTTCGCGCCGGGAACGCGATAGTAGCCGAACAGCGGCGTTTCAAGGTTGGTAATGGTAACTTCGGGGGTCAGATGCGCCCATGCGTTAACCTTGTCAAGCGCCACCTCATCACCGAGGGTGACTTCGCCCCCCGTGCCGATCCGGTTTTCAAACGCCTTGTTTGTGATCTTGTAGAGCTTGCCGCCCTCTGCGGTGCTTCCCTCGAAGCGATGATATTCAAGCCGAGTGAAATGGCGGCTGCCTTGCGTGGTGTGCGCCGCGAAGATCGCACCAAGAATTTCGCCGTTGTCATTCTTTGCCGTGATGCCGAAGTTGCCCGGCAGGATGAAATCCCACGCTTCACCATTCCATTTGAGCATGATTCCGCCAAGCCGCTCAGCCTCCGACACACGGTCGGGCAAGCGCTTGAGCAGGTCGTCAGCCAGCCCCTGCAAGTAGTCGGCACGGGACGAGCCGGAAATAGCAACACCAATGTCCAGCGTCACCAGCTTTGCGCGGGTGTCGCTGATATGCTTTGCCATGTTGATAGTCCCGATTTCATCCTCGGCGTTCAGCCAAGGCGGCTTGCCGGTAGAAATGCGGGCCCAGTTTGTAAGGGCGCTGGACATTTCCGGCGGGGAAATGAGTTCAACGCCAAATGCTTTCGCAATATCGGTCCCGCTATGAATAAAAAGCATTTTGATCCTCCTTAGCAGGCGCGTAAAAAAATTCATTTCGTCACCGCCTTAAACTATCCATTTTAGTTCATTCCGCAGGGCAGTCCGGCAGAAATATCTGAGCTGGTCCATGCTATGGTCGTTTTCCTTGATAACTGCATCTTCAGCCTTTTCCTCGTCCCACGAATACGTCTCGAACTCCTCGAAGGTGCTTTTGCAGCTCTTGTGGAAGTACAGGCACCCAGCATTTAAGAACTTCGTCACGTCCTGAATGCCGTTCAAAACGTCGTTGTCGGCCTTTACGACCACGAATTTACCGTATTTTTGTATTGTCTCGATCATGGACGACGCGGACGGGTCAATGATGATGTACTGGATCGGATAGTCCCCGATCAGGTCGCACAGCATCTTGTAATACGCCTCGTTGTCCACACGGTTGTTGCTGCCGCCCTTGTAATACAGCTCCTTGACCATGACGGCCTTTTGCTTTGAGGGGCTGTAATCGTACAGGCCAGCGGCGAACGGGTTGACGGTGCCGTAGTCCACGGACACATAGTAGCGGTGCCGTGGGTTGAGCGCCGGGATCTTCGGGACGATATGCGCCGAGCGGTCGAACATGGGGTAGACAAGGCCCTCGGCCTTTACCCACAAACCGAGGATATAACGCCGGTAGAAAACGCCAGTGTACATCCCCTCATATCTGGCCTTGATTTCAGGCGCAAGGCTCAGATTGTCGTCCATTGTGAAGTGCAGATACAGGATGTTCCGCTCTCGCGCTTTCTTGATCCACTCCACATAGAACCAGTGACCGGGGTTTTCGGGGTTGCAATTGAACCAGAACTTAGAACCGGCCACGCTGCAACGGGCCATAGCCTGTTCGACAAACGAGCGAGGCATAAGGGCCACTTCGTCAAACAGCACGCCCGCAAGCGTGATGCCCTGCACAAGTGTGTAGCTTGATTCGTCCTTGCCGCCGAACATATAGTAGCTGTTGGTCACGCTACCAGACGTGATAATCAGCTTGTTTTCACTGCGGCGTTCAGTGATTGAAAAGATGCCCTCAAGCCATTGCGGCATGAGGGTTATAACGTTGCGGCGCAGCGATTCAATCGTCTTGCCGCATATAGCGAAGTTCTGACCGTTGAAGCTGCTCATGCTCCACAGGATAAAGCCGTCAGTCATTGAAACGGTCTTGCCGCTACGGATTGAGCCGTCACAGATGATACCGTCACAGTCCATGAACTGCGGCTTATTCCACCACGTCAGTGTCAGAAGCTGCCGCTTGCTGAAGTTCTGGTAAATCATCCGTGTTCACGTCCTCCTTTGTGGCATTCTGGATAGCGTCAAGCAGGTTATTTTCCTTCACGGGGCCGCCGAGGCCGCTTTCACCCATGAGGTCAAGGTAAAGCTGGATCGCGTAGGTGTTGCCGCCCTGCGCAGCCTTCATAATAGCGTCGGCTATCAAGGTTTTCTGCGTCAGGTCGGCTTCCTCAATGCCCAGCCGCTTCAGACGGCCCTTGCGCTTTTTATCGGTGATAGGAAGGTCGGAATAGATCTGAAGCAGTTCAGTCATAAGTTTCTGCTGCCGCTTCTTCTCCTGTACCGCTTTACCACCTGCGGAGCGGATAGCGTGAGCCTCTTCTTCGCTGCGCTCAGTCAGAGGGATCAAGTGCTTGTCTTGCGGTCTGCTCACGTTTCACACCTCCTATCCGGTAGTCTTGCCCTCCTTATGATTTGGCCTTCGTATAGGAATACGTATAGCCATACTTCTTCTGATTCGCTTTCAGCCAGCGAGAAACGGCGTCGTTGTAGTCCTTGCCGCTGAGCTTCGCACTGTTCACGCCCTTGATAAAGCCGGAAGCGTCGAAGTGGCCGCCCTTCACAAAGGAATAAGTACCGGCGTATTTGGCCGTATCCTCTCCACGGCCTGCGCGGGTACTGACGGCCACAATGCCGCGCCGGGTACCCATTGCGGTATTGATAACGTCCTCTTTGCTGAAGTTCGGCCAGCCTGCCGCCGGGTGATTGTGAAGGGCAATTTCGCTGCCGTTGCCGGTCAAGCTGGAAATGCTGGTAGCGTTTCCATGAAGGTACTTCGTGGCGAAGCCCTGAGCGTCCACCACTATGCCGTGTTCCTCTGCGGCGCTGCCGTGGGCCTCCGTAAAGGCCCGGAGCATATCTTCATAGGTCCGGTTGACGTTCACCTTCACATTCATACGGGCGGGAAGATCGGCCTTTGTTTCATCCTTGCCGTTGCCGCCTCCTGCGGAGGGCCAGCCGCCGGAAAAGCCCATGCCGGAGCTGCTGCCCCTGCCGCCGTGTTCCGCCGGGAAGGTGATCTCCGTCCAGTCGGCCACGCGCTGCTCAAGGGTCTTGCCGTCGATCTCATAGGCGAGGGCTTCATCAAGGCTGTTAAACGTCGCAAGGGTCTTGCCGGTTGCAAGGCTGTACAGTTCAAGCGGATCGCGCAGCAGCACTACCTTGTCCGTAGCATATACGCCGTTCAGGCGCTTGAAGTCGCTCTTGAATTTCTCAATTTTCATACTGTTTAACCTCTTTTACGGGTTACTTTTTCTTTGAAATAAGCGTAGCACCGTTCATAATGTATTTTGCGATATTGCCACGGCTCAGGGCTATGGTCCTGCCGCCGCTACGAATACCGAGATTGTTCGGGGATCGGTTGAAATGCACGATTTCAAACCTATCACCGCCGCTGCTCATAATGCCCGCGCCTACGCTATACACATTTCCTTCTTTGGCGTCGGCCATAAACCGCGTAACAATGGCGCGTTTTTCAGCCTTGTCCTCAGCGGACGCGCCCGCGCCGCCCATAATCCGAGCGCCCACAGGAAATGCTTGGCTGCTATGGATTACAAAACTATAAACGAACTATAATCTGAGCGCCCACAGGAAACGCGGGGTATGATTCTGTCGGTAGTCTGCTTGATCCACCTCTGCCACCCATGTAGAACGCCTCCTTTTGGGCATAAAATTACCGCCAGCGGATAAACCGCTGACGGTTGAAAAGCAAGCACCCGGATTTGTCACCGGGACTTCAGCAAAGCTGCGTTCTCCTTGCCTTAAACTATCACTTGCCTATATGATTATACCACAGCTTGCGCACTCTTTCAACCATCCGTTTTTCTTTCGGGGTTAAATCCGCTGCGCCTTTGGGTCCGTCATTCTCATTGTGAAGATAGCCGTGGTGTACGTGGGGCTGCTGCCCTTTGTGCGGGTGGGATAGGTCAATAACCTTCGTGCGCTTGTTTTTGGTATCGAAGTACGTCACAGACAAGAGCTGATCGCCGCCCACGTTCACATATACCCGGCCCGTTGTCATTGTTTCCATGAGCGTTTCAGAATCCCGCTCATTCTTCGTGACAAACTTGATATTGCCGCTTTGAAGTATGGTGTGGTATTGGGAGCCGTAGGGGTTGCCCTTTGCTGACATACCGCTTGAAGATCCTCTACCGCCCATCTTCGGCCTCTTTTGCCCGCACCCGCTTTTTCAAGCCCTCCTGAAAAGTCATAAGCGGGACGATGGTATCACCGGCGCACTCTTCAGGCACATAGCCATAGAAAAGGATCGTCGAGGGCTTCAGGCGGGCCAGCATTTCACGGTATCCGGCCAGAAACAGACGGCGGGCGTCACTGTTCATTTGCGTACCCACAGAGGAAACGGCCACAACGCCGCCTTCCGGCTCACCGTCAAAGCACCACTCAAAACTTGCTTCGTCGCTCCATGAAATGGTAGGAATGACCGTGATCCCATGCATTTGCCAGTATGCGCCCAGCCAGTGCTTGCGGTAGTGATTGTATATCTGAATGGCCTTCGGAAAGTCGGTATATGTGGAAAAGTCCGGTGTACAGACGCACTGGAAACGGCCCAGAAGGTCAAGGTATGCGTCCGGCTGCATCCACAGGCGGGTGAATTGATAATCGTCAATGAAGAAGTGAATACCCTTGTCCTGCGGGGCCTTGCAGCTTTTGGCATAGTTGAAGCCGATATAGCTATCAGCCGTTATATCAGTAGGAAGCAGGCGCGGAACGTCAAAGATACCCGTACCGTCAAATATTACTTTATTCAGATTTTCATAATTGCGTCCCTGCCGGTATATCAACGTCCGCGCCTCCTATTCTCAAAAATGAAACGGGGTTTTCAGGCACGGGCAGCGAGGCCGGAGGCTGAGCCTTGCGCCGCCTCTCACGTGTCTGAAAATCCACGCTAACATTCTATCACGCTTTATCCGAACATACCGAACAAAACGGACAGAGGCTTTATTTTTCTGCTGCGAGATACCGGTTGCAGGCCATGCGTACACTGTCCTCTGTATTCCCGCCGCCGATGTGCATAGCCACCTGATACCACGTCAGGCCGTTGATAAAGCGCAGCTTGAATATCTGCCGGGTCAAGCTGTCCGGTATATCCGCTATGTACCGTTCAAGGCGGCTGCGCTCATGGATACACTGCTGCTGCTTCGCGGCAATGATTGCTTTCAGGTCCACGATTTCAGCCACCATGCGGGCCAGAGCGTCACCATAGCCGGGGCTGCGGGGCATACCGTCCAGCTTTTGGGCCTTCGGGGCCGAGGCCATACCCTCAAGCTCCCGTAGGCGCTCCGTGTCCATTTCTATTTCACGATTCAGCCAGTAAAGCTGAGATAGTTCTTTCTTTGTCATACTGCTGCCTCCTTCGCGTTTCTGATCCTGACCTTTAGAGCCTCAAGCAAGCTGTCCTGAACGTCTGCTTTACCGCTTAGAGATTTTATAACGTTCTCATCCGTGCCGCCCTGCACAAGCAGGTGATGCACGATAACCGGGAAGGGCTGCCCCTGCCGATGAAGGCGCTTGTTGGTCTGCTGGTACAGCTCAAGGCTGTCATTCAGTCCAAACCAAATAATGTGATGGCCGCCCTCCTGAAGATTCAGGCCGTACCCGCAAGAAGCCGGTTGCACAAGCAGCAGGTCAATCTGTCCGGCGTTCCATTCCTCTTCTTGCTTTTTCCCTTCGTACACGGCCACGCGCAGAGGTGTAGCTTTCAAGGCCTCCTGCAAGCGGGCCAGATCATGCCGGAAATTATAACAGATAACGGCGTGTTGCCCGTTGAGCTGTTCCACAGTTTCCAGCAGGGCTTTAATCTTGCAGTCATGCACCGTGACGACGTTTTCTTCTTCGTCGTACACAGCGCCGTTGCAGAGCTGCAAGAGCTTCCCGCGCAGCGTGGCAGCGGTCCCGGCAGTGATAACTGTTTCGTCGTCCACCTGAAGCAGCGTGTCCCGCTCAAGGCGGTCATAGGCCTTTTGTGCTGCGGGGTCCAGCATAACGGGAATATCGTTGTACACCAGCTCAGGAAGCTCAAGATAGTCCTCAGCCTTCATGCTGATGCAAATATCAGAAATGCGGTTGTAGATTTCATCCGCTGCGCCCATCTTCGGGGCATAGCTGAAGATCGTTGTGCGGCTGCGCTTGTCCGGCACAAAGTAGGCGTCCCGGTAGGAAGTGATTGTGCGGCCCAGCCGTTTACCACAGTCCAGAAGAAACACTTGCGCCCACAGATCCATAAGCCCGCGTGAAGTAGGCGTACCCGTCAGCTCCACAATGCGGGAAATCCGGGACCGTACCAGCTTCAGAGCCTTGAAGCGTTTTGCCTGATGATTCTTGAAGCTACTGCTTTCGTCGATCACCACCATATCAAAGGGCCAGTCCCGGCCATAGTGATTGACAAGCCACTGCGTATTTTCCCGGTTTATCATGTAAATGTCGGCGGTGGCGTCCAGAGCATGGAGGCGCTGCGAGGCCGTACCGAGGACAAAAGAGAAGCGAAGGCCGTTGAGCTGTTTCCACTTTGCCGCCTCTCTGCTCCACGTAGATTCAGCTACCTTCTTCGGAGCTATGATAAGGACCTTCTGAACGCACCACATTTCATACTTCAGGCGTTTGATTGCAGACAGCGTGATAGCCGTCTTGCCGAGGCCCATATCTAAGAAAAGGCCGATTGCCGGGTCTGTACAGATCCGGTCAATGCAGTAGTCCTGATAGTTATGTGGTACAAAGTCCTTCAAGCTCAAGCACCTCCTTACACCTCATTCTGATTGCCTCTATCTGCTCAATAGTGTTCACGGCAAAAAAGACTTCAAAGCCCAGCTTCCGCAGCAGACCTTGAACGTAAAGCTGCCTTTTGCGTTCTTTTTTACCTGGCTGCTTCAGCTCTACGAAAATAACGTGAGCGCCGGGAAGCAGTATCAGTCTATCAGGAACGCCGGTGAAACCGGGGCATACAAGTTTCAAACAAAGAACGCCGTTCTTCAAGCTCTTGATACGGTCTTTGAATTTGCGTTCTATTTCGCTCTCAAGCACCCGTAAAACCTCCTTTGTAACACTTTCGGGGGATTTTCCTATAGTTCTCGTACACATAGGCGCTATGACGGAAAATCCCTCATAGCCTCTTTGTTGGAGGGGGTCTATAGGAATTTTATGTTACAATGTTACAAAACCTTAGAAACCTTGATTTTTCAGGCGTTTCGGCTGTAACATTCCTTGTAACATTGACGTTACAATGTTACAATGTCCTGTAACATTTCAGCCCGTCAGCGGGGCCTTGTAACAGTTGAATGTTACAAGGCCTTTTTACCGCCGAACAAAGCCGCGCTGGACGCTGTACGGGCCGACGCGGATCACTGTTTCAGAGCGCCGCCAGTCCTTCAGCCGTGCCAGTATCGCATTGATTTCCCGCGTATCTGCGGGCTTCATATCCTTGATGTTGCCGTTGAACAATTCGCACCAAACTTCCACGGCAGAGATCCGGTCACGGTCCACAAGCTCAAGCTCCTGCCCGTCCGGCGTCCGTGTAGCTCCGCACCAGTAGTCCCGCCTGCGGTCAATCGGCCACTTCTGCCAGTCAGCCGGTACCTGCTTCTCCACAAAGGCTTCAATGAGGCCTTCGCGCACGGAGATTTCGCGGTGTTCCTCCTGCTTGAGCTTCGCTTCCTCTTTCACCATGCCGGACAGATAGAGCTGTTCGCCGGACTGCCAGCGGGCCTTTGCTTCGGCCCAGAGCTGCGTGATAACGTCGTCGGTCAGGTCCTTCCACACGGTCAGCTTGTGGGGCTGTTCGCCCACGTCCACGGGCCAGAAGCGCCGGTTGCCAGTGGTGTCCTGAAGGAAGTCGGTTGTATTCGTGCTGCCGAAGAACACACAGCAGCGCGGCAGCTCTTTGACGTGGCGGCCATACGCGGCGCGGTAGCGGTCAGCACGGAGGGACAGAAACTGCTTGATGCGGGCAACGTCCGTGCGCCGGAAGGCGTCAAGCTCAGATACCTCCACCAGCCACACACCCTGCAAAAGCTCAGAGGCGTCTTTCCCTTCAAAGGTCCTGATACTGTCGTTGAACCATCCCTTGCTCATCTTATCCAGCAGGGTACTCTTGCCTATGCCCTGCGGGCCGGAGAGTATCAGCATATTATCAAACTTGCAGCCGGGGACCATTGCGCGGGCGATTGCTGCGGTAAAGGCCTTGCGGCACACAGCGCGGTTGTAGGCGGTGTCCTTCGCGCCCAGATAGTCAATGAAGAGCGTATCCAGACGGGCCACACCGTCCCACACAAGGCCGCTGATGAAGTCCTGCACCTCATTGAAGGCGTGTTCGGAGGCGTGAATATCAAGGGCGCTGTCAATGTTCCCGCGTGAGGTGATGCCCCAGAAGCGTTCCATGTACCAGTACAGGCCGTTGCTGTCCGTGTCGGACCACAGGCGGCGGGCGGTGGACTTTTCCCACGGGAGAGCGCCCAGCACTTCACCACGTCCGGCAAACCGATTGAGCGCGAACTTGCCCTTCAGGAGTGGGTCGCCGTCAAGGATAATGAGCACGTTGTCAATGGTGCTCTTGATCTTGCCGTCCTGCGTGCGCTGCAACTTTTCAGCCCATGCGGTGTCGTCCTCCGGCGTGGGATCATTGCCTATGCCCTCGAATTCCTTCATGGCCTGTTCGTGCTGCTCGCGGTTGAGCGTGGCACATACGGTCTTGTCGGCCAGCGCCAGATCACACATAGCTTTGTAGGAAGGCAGCTTGACAACCGGCGTGTCCGGCGCTGCGCTGTCGTCCTTTTCTCCGAACTTGTGTAGCCGCACCAAATCAAAGGCGTTTACCAGCCTGCCGCTGCACGGGTCAGTGGCATGATGCGAGTAGAGGAATTTGCCGCCGTCGTAGATGATAGCGCCGCCGGTGGTGCTGCCGCCCAGATAGGTGAAGCGGTCAGGGTCGCCGTCCACGGGGTCATAGATTTTCGGCAAGAAGGCGTCCATAGCGGCCAGCACGTCATAGGTCCGGCAGAAGGCACCAACGACGCCGTTTTTCTCCGTGGGGTCGCCCTGCTTCATTGCCAGCTTCTGATAGCTCACGGCGTTGGGGACCTGCGGCCAGCTCAGGAAGTTGTGCCAGTTAACATATGTACCCAGCAGGAAGTCCGCAGAGATCAGCGGGGCGTCCTTGACCTTGTAGACGTACTCACTATCGGAGCAGCAGGAAGGCCAGTACATGAGGCGGCACGTTTCAAAGGTGGTCGGGTCGGCCATTGCAATACCGATATGGGCCGCCACACGGCGGGCGCAAGGCTCATATTCGTCAGGCGTTACGGTCCGGTCAAAAGGCACCACAACGCGCAGGCGGGGCGCACCGGGCGTATGCTTGCGGGTGGAGTAAATGCAGTAGCTGCAATCCAGCGCGTCCATTTTCTCTACCACAAGATCCGTCTGCCAGCCGGGGACGTTATCAAAGTCGAGGGTGATAATGTCACGGCCTACCATGTTGTTTGCCTTGCGGCGCTGCCCATTCAGAGAGCCGCCCACAAAGCCGCCCACGTCCTTCAGGTCGTCCTGCTGCGCCTTCTTCATGTGAAGGTACTCTTGCAGGGTTTCTGTGCCTCTGACGGGCGTAGACAGGCGCGTGTACAGCTCAGATACGGTCAGCGTTGTCTGCTTCCATATCAGATCACGGCGGCTGTTGCCGGTGGAGATAATGATTTGTCTGTCGTATTTCATAGCGGTTGCTCCTGTTCCGCGTGTAGCTTTTCATTGTCGATCCGGCACAGCAGCCGCTTAAGCTTTTCCCGTCGGATGCTTTCAACACCGGCCTGAATACCGAAAATCAGCATGATTTCATCAAGCACAATGCCCACGTCAGCGGCCTCTTCGGTCAGACCGGCAAGAGAAGGATTCCCGCGCAGGTGTTTTGTCAGCTCCTTGATAAGCTCAGACAGCTCTTCAATGCAGACAACAATCTGCATTTCCTTGCCGTAGTGGGCAAAGGCCTGCTCCATGATTGCTTTCTCACCGTCCGTCATTTGAATACCCTCCCTGTCTTTTTGTCGCGGATCTCAATGCAGCTTACCAGCTCAAAGCCGCTGTTTCTGATGATGTACTTCAGCACCTTAATGAGATTGTTTACCTCCCGCTCAAGGGCGTTTTCTTCTTCAATGATGGACTTCAGGCCCAGATATGCCGTAGGATCTGAATAGCCCTCACTGTTTCTGCGTGGGTTGTGATTTGCCATAGCTGCGGCCTCCCTCAGTAACTTATTTCAATGACAGCGGTAGGATAGTCACGGCAGTTATCGGCAATCTTCATAAGGAATTCAATGGTGGATTCCACCGTACCCCATTTGTTATCAGGCTCAAACTGTCTGAAGCGCTGCGGGTTTTGCCGCAGTGTTTCAATGCCTTGAGCAAGCACCGGGTACACATCCGCGCACTTCTTGCCGTCCCATTCGGACGGGTAGGAGCCGCAGGCTTCCTTAATCATTGCGGCGGTGTTAGAAGTGAAGTTGATCCAGTCGGCACCCACGTACACCCACTGATCCACGCCTTCCAGCTTCGCCTTGAAGCTCACGTCATAGCTCATCGTCGTGTAGCCTCCTTCTCCCGCAGTATCTGATTCATAATTACCACGAAGGTGTTGTTCTCACCGGCCGGCGGCTTTGTGTTCCTGTCGTACCACGTGCGGGAACACTCCGGGCAGTAGAGCGCCGTACCGTAGCTGTTCCAGCCCTGTTTGACGGCGTTCACGGTGTACTGCACCCTCTTATTAGACAACCGGCGGCGTTTGCCGCAGTTGCTACAACACAGATACGTGTACATTCATTTGCTCTCCTTGTTCCATGCCGCAACGTCAACGCCGATCTCCTTCAGCTTCATATCGGCCAGCCAAGCGCCGCCGTCGGGCATTTCGTAATGTTCAATCAGTTTATCGTGTTCGGCGCTGAAGGCGTCATAGAAGCGGCGCAGGCGCTTCTTGCCGAAGCCCAGATGAGTATGCAGTACATACAGCACCATAGCGTCAAAGTCGTTGGCGTGCTGCCGGTCAGCCTCTGCAATCTGCCGGTTGATTTCCAGCTCCATTGCCTTACGCTCTTTCGCGGTCAGGTCAGCACCATAGACCTTGCCTTTGAACTGTTTAACTCTCATGCTTGCCTACCTTTTCCGGGGTAAACATTTCAGGGTTGTCCTGAATTACCATGTACAGGGCCTGCGCCAGCTCATCAACGCGCTTTTCGTCGTGGTCCTGGTAGCCCAGATGTTCAAGGATACCGTGAGTGACTTCATGGAGGAAGTCAGCCTCCATTTTGCCCTGAGCCTGCGGGCTGACGCGGATAACAAGGTCACTGTAGATGATTTCAGCGGACACGTTGTTGATACCGAGGTCCATCTTGTTTGTAATCTCTACGGTATAGACCTTACCGCCGATCTTGATTTTCTCCGGGATTTTCATGCAGTTTCCTCCTGATCTGTTCCGCAGTTTTCCGGTACTTCTGAGGCAGCGGGAAAACGGTTATCAGCGTTTCACTGTGAAAGATGTAGACGTTATCGCAGTAGATCCGCACATTGTTTGCCGTCTGATTTTTCCAGTACAGGGCGGTTATGTAGTGGTGCAAGCTGCCGCTTGTATCACTGTGACGGATACCCATTTGCAGGGCCTTGTCTGCGTTCTTCTCTGAGATACGCTTTGAAATGCCGAGGCGTTCTTTCATTCTCCGCGCTGCGTGATTTGTAACGCGGGCCATAGTTACGCCTCTTCCAGCTCACCGAAAAGCTCAGCGTAGCTGTCGTAGTCGTAGCGCATGAGAAGGCCTTTCGCCTCAGCTTTTTCAATGGCCTCACCCGTGGTACTTCCGCAGTCATTTTTATGTACCAGAAGATAGTTGCCCTTATCAGAGCGGTATAGCTCACAGTCATTCATGCGGCCCATGCCGTCACCAAACACCTGCTTGCTCAGCCAGCCCTGAAATTCATACCATTTCTTCACATGGCCTATGAGCTTCATTTTGTCGGTGTCATATACCTTTTCACGAATAATGAAACGCGCCACTGTTGCACCTCCTTAGTTGATCCATTTAATTACCGTGTCGCCGGTGTAGCCTTTTACCCACACATACCACGCATAGCAGACGGCGGTTGATTTCGCATATTTTTCAAAATCGCCGTTCATTGCACAGCGCAGGCGGCTTGAGCTGACATAGACGGTCTTAGGCGGGTATTTCTCAAAAAGATCCCTGCGGGCCTTGCCCTCAAGGAATTGGATTTTGAGGAACATAGCCACCTTGCAGCCGTCAGAAGAAATATCAAGCGCGTGTTCCACGAATTCCTGAGCCTTTGAGTACGGCGGGTTTGTGATAATGTCAAATCCCGCAACGGGGGGGCTTCGCATTTCAGGAAGTCCTGC